ACAGCGTTTAAGCAAGCAGGTAAAGAGCTGGGGACGGCGATTGAGTGGGGCGGTGATTGGAAGACCCTGAAAGATGGCCCGCACTTTCAGCTCACGTTTCGGGATTATCCCGCATGAATGGATGGCTGCAAAAACTGAGCAGTGGGGGATTACTGCTCTTGCTGGTGGTATCGATCTGCCTGGGTGGTTACAGCTCGCTTTTGTCGCATCGATTGGACCTTGCACGGCAGTTGGTTTCAGACCAGAAAAAAGCACTGGCGCAGCAGTCCGGGCTGATCGCCACCATGCAGGAACAGGACGCCCATAACCGCAAGCTGATGGCCGAACAGCAACAGAGAGAGCAGCAACTGCGCCAGCGGGGTGAAATCTACCAGAGGAAGTACCAGGATGCGATTAAAAACAACAAATGTGCTGCTGAGCGCATGCCTGATGCTGTTCTTGACCTCCTGCGCGGAGCGGATACCAACGCCGCCAGTGCCAATCGTCCTGTTGCCCCCTGAGTCCGTATTCACACCCTGCGAACAGCCAACGCTGCAAGGTGATACCTGGGGGGATGCCGGCAGTTATTCGCTGGCACTGAAAACAGCTTTATCAATCTGTGCCGGTCAGGTGGCCACGCTGAACCAGTGGCGGGCACGTCAATTTAATGTAGAAAGGAAAGCCCCGTGAAGAAATTTATGATTAAGGTGATCACCTCGGTCATTTCATATGGACTGTTGGCATTGCTGATTTATGGCTCACTTACCGACACAGCTTCGTTAGTGGGCGTAGCTGCCGCTGCGTACTGGGTGATCGTGGTTCTTGGCTTGTGTGTGGGCATGCTGATACTGATTGTCAGTTATGTGATACCTGGCGAAAAGGACGAGCAGAAGAAACAGAAACTGTTAGCGATAATCCAGGACTCAGTGAAAAAGAGAAACCCAATACTATGCGGCATCAGTTGGATTTTCTTCATCACTATCATCGCGCTGTTGGCTTACTCAGGCTGGGTGTTTACTGCAGTGAGTTATGCTTTGTCTGCGTTAATTGTGAAATTTATGTTTTCGATAGCGCGGGGAAACGTGAACGAAATTACAGCGCAATCACGTAAATAGAAAATTCTGCAAAAGGCATTCATAGAGTGCCTTTGACAGAATAAATACACTGAATTCTCGAGTGGCTGTCAGCTGCTTTACCGGGGTTATATCCAACGAACCAGCAGGAAGTTCTGTATGGCAGAAAATATTGAGCGCAGGCCATACCCACCCCTGCAATTCATAGAGTCCCATCACCTGATGCCATACACCGGCCTTATTCCAGCAAATGAAGTCCAAGAGTGGGCGCGCAGTCAAATCTTGAGCGATACCGGCAACCTGTATAACCCTGACCATTTCCACCTGATGGATGCTGATGTGCGCTTTATGTGGGCATCGTCTGCATTTGAGAAGAAAGGCCGCTATGTTCTCGGACAGGCCGAAGAGGTGGCAATGCGTGCCGGCGGTTGGCAGAAGGCCAGAATGGAACAGCAGATGCATGAATGGTTCGGTGAGGTACCGAAGTTCATCATCACGCTGGCGGCTGATTACTGCGCTCAGTGTTCTGACCTGGAGTTTTGCGCACTGGTTGAGCATGAGCTCTACCACATCGTCCAGGCTACCGACGATTTTGGCGCGCCGAAATTTAACAAAGAAGGTCAGCCTGTACTCAAACTGCGCGGTCACGACGTTGAAGAGTTTGTGGGTGTGGTGCGTCGGTACGGTGCCAGCGTGGAAGTTCAGGAAATGGTTGATGCTGCGAACAAACCTGCGGAGGTTGCACATCTCAACATAGCCAGGGCATGCGGAACGTGCATGTTGAAACTGGCATAAATTCAGGACAGGTCAGGACGGATGGTGAAATATGGCGGCGCTAAAATCAGAGGTTAAAGCCTTCATAATTCAGTCTGTTGCGTGTTATGACACCCCTACACAGGTGGCCGACGCTGTCCTGAAAGAATTTGGAATAAAAATAACCAGACAGCAAGTTGAACAAAACGATCCAACAAAGGTTAGTAGCAAAGGTTTGGCGAAAAAATGGGTAGATCTTTTCCATTCAACCCGAGAGCGTTTTCAAACTGAAATAGCGGACATTCCAATCGCCAATAAGGCTTACCGGCTACGCACGCTCAACCGTATGGCTACAAATACGGAGAATATGCGGAACTACGCTCTTACCGCACAATTAATGGAGCAGGCTGCAAAAGAAATGGGCGACGTTTACACGAATAAGCAGAAAGTTGAGCAGAAGCTCGTAGCCAGTCACAACATCATGCCCGTGCCGTCATGCAGCAGTGCTGAAGAGTGGGAGGCAGCCGCACAGCAACAGCAGAGTGAGGTATTAGGCAAATGAGCTACAACGTAGTTTGGAAACCTTTGCCTGGCTCGCAGTCGCTTTCGTTGAGCTGCCCATGTGACGAGATATTATTTGAAGGTACACGTGGCCCAGGCAAAACAGCCGCTCAGTTAGCCCGCTTTCGACGCAAGGTAGGGGTGGGCTATGGAACGTTCTGGCGTGGCGTCATATTCGACACTGAATATAAGAACCTTGCCGACATCATCACGCAGTCAAAACGTATGTATCGTTTGTTTGATGACGGAGCGCGATTTCTAAACTCAGCTTCAGAACTTCGTTGGGTATGGCCGACAGGGGAAGAATTGCTGTTTCGTTTTGGCAAGGAAGAGAATGATTACTGGGACTATCACGGCCAAGAATTCCCTTTCATCGGCTTTAATGAGCTGACTAAACAGCCTAATGCAGATTTCTACGAGTCTATGTTTTCATGTCGACGCTCGTCATTTAGGCCACAGGATTACCCTTTGCCTGATGGGTCTTTGCTGCCGAACATACCGCTTGAAACGTTCAATACGACTAACCCATTTGGCATCGGCCATACATGGGTGAAGAAGCGCTTTATTGAACCTGCACCGCGTGGAACGATTATCCGCGACACCCAGATGGTGCCAAACCCCCAGACACAGCAGGAAGAGAAGATAACGCTTACCCGCGTCGCCATTCACGGTTCATTCAAAGAGAACCCGTATCTCGATCCTGTATATATTGCTACGTTGATGAACATAAAAGACCCGAATAAGCGTAAGGCCTGGGTAGAAGGTTCGTGGGATGTTACCAGCGGTGGTCGCTTCGACCATTTGTGGAATGACAAGTTGCACGTTATCAGGCCATTCCGTATTCCCGAAAGTTGGACAGTTGACCGCTCGCATGACTGGGGTGAGTCGAAGCCATTTTCTAATCTGTGGTGGGCTCAGACAGATGGCACAGAGGCAACGCTTCCTAATGGCAAAAAGTTTTGCCCTCCGGCTGGCTCATTGATTCTCATCGGGGAATGGTACGGTTGCCCACCTGATGAGCTGAACAAAGGCCTGAACATGTGCTCCACCAACGTGGCTAAAGGTGTTGCGTGGTTGGATAAGCGCCTGCTGGGTGAGGAAGTGGATGAGCCTGAGGAAACTAAGGGGCAAGGCCAGATGCATATCATGCCTGGCATCTGCTCCAAGGTTATCCCCGGACCCGCTGATAGTGCAATCTACAACACTGCTGACAACGAGCTATCTATCGGCCAGAAGATGGAGAAGCAGGGCGTTAAGTGGCTTGAATCGAACAAGAAGCCCGGATCACGTATCAACGGCGCTTCACTCTTTGCTGACATGCTCGAAGCCGTTATTGAAGGCAAGAAGACCGAGTCAGGAATGCCAGAAAAACCCGCTCTTTACGTATTTGATTATTGCCGTGGCTGGATAAGCCGAGTCCCCGTTTTAGTCCGTGATGAAAAGAACCCTGATGATGTGGATACCACCCAGGAAGATCACGACTGGGACGCAACCCGTTACCGCGTTCTGCATTCACCTAAACAAACAGGCGCATTCTTCTTTTAAGGAGCCACGCAGTGAGAGAACAAAATGACGAGGTATCATTTCTCGTGAATAGCCTTGCTGATATCTCCAGGCAGCGAATGGTGTATGCCGGGCATGGCAAAACAGGAAATACGAAGCGTACAAATATTTGGGCTGAATTCGGCTATCCTGACAGTCTCAGTTTCGATAACTTTTACAACGCATACGAACGTAACGCTGTGGCATTCGGAGCCGTGCATAAGCTTCTGGATGCTTGTTGGGCTGATAATCCCAAAATTATTGAAGGTGGCGAAGAAGAAGAATCAAAAGTGACAACGCCATGGGAGACATTAGTCACAAAGCTTCTGAAAAAACATTGGCCGAAGATTAAAGACGCTGACCGGCGAAATTTGGTTGGTCATTATTCAGCGTTGCTTATTCAGGTAAAAGACAACCAAAACTGGGAACAACCTATCCCCGCAGGATCTTTGAAATCCTTAGGCGGTAAAGGGCTTGTCAAGTTCATTCCGGTTTGGGAGTCGCAACTTACCGTATCCGAATGGGATAACGACCAACGTTCGGACAATTACGGGCAGCCGAAGATGTACAACTTTGACGAACGCCCGGTAGGTGATGTAAAAAATGTGGGACCCGTTCGTGGAATACCTATTCATCCTGATCGAGTGATCATTCTGTGTGAAGGCTCAGAAGACGAGTCGATATTCTCCGGCGTTCCATTGCTTCAGGCTGGTTATAACAAACTACTTGATATCGAAAAAACCTCCGGAGGCAGTGCAGAGGGATTTCTCAAGAATGCGAGCCGCCAGATCAGTGTAGAGTTCGACTCTAAGACTGAAATGTCCGCTATAGCTGATTCAGCCAAGAAGGCTGGTTATACCGACCTTGGCGCGGCAATGGACGATAAGATTCGAAAGCTCAATCAAGGTACCGACTCAGCCGCAGTAATGCAGGCTGGCAA